TGCCTGCGCCTCGTTGAAAAGGTGCGTTCCCTCTGTGTACACAAGGCGCATGGCGGTCTTCGCGCCGCTGTGGTTGAGCCTCTGGCGAAGCTCGCGCGAAATCTCGTCGTACGAGACGCCGCGTGCGATCAGCTTTGAGAAGTCGTCGTTGAGGTAGCTCGCCAGCTTCTCGCGGTTCGCCCAGATGTTGGCCGAGAAGTCTCCGCCCGCCGCCCAGGCAGCTCCGACCGTCGCACGCACGACCTCGGAGTCGTAGCGGTAGAACTCCTTGCCAAAGCCAAGCTCCTCGGCGGCGATGTTGGCGGCACGCCGCGCCTGCTCCTCGAAGTGCCTGCGGAACTCCTCCTGCTCGATTGCGCCTATCTCAAGCTGCTGCAAGCGTATCTGCATCTGGATAGCCTCAAGCTCGTTCAGGCGGTAGATGCTCTCGCGCACAGGCATGAGGTCGGCGTACTGCGGGTACTTCTTGGCGAACTCGTCCATTCGCTCCATGAGCAGCGTGCGGTCTTCCGCGCTGATGGATTGCAGCAGGCGGCGGTACTCGATCACCTTGCCCTCGCCGTACTTGGCGTAGTAGGCCGCTATCATGCGGTCGAGCTTCGCCGCCTCGGATGCGTAGACCTTGGAAAGCCGCTTGGACAGGTTGGCCTCGTCCTTGGTCAGCTGCTGCAAGAACTCGTCGCGCCTCTCGCGCCAGTATTCGTCGCTCGGCTTACTCATTGGAAAGCAACAGCTCGATGATCTTGTCCTTGGTGGCGTTCTTCGGGATCTTCACGCCGCTGTTGCGGGCAAGCTCGCGCAGGTCGTTGAGCTTCATGCTGCCAAGCTCGCCGCTGTCCTCTGCCGGCTGCTCCTTGGCTTCGGTTTCGCCTGGCTGCTCGGCAGGCGTGACGGCATCCGTTTCCTTCTGCGGTTCCTTTTGCACTGTCTCGGGCTGCTTGATGCTGTAGGTGGTCATATCGATTAGGCCGTAGATGCTCACGAGGTCTTCGCGCACGTATCCGCCCATCGTCAGCTCGACCCACCCGTCGGCGACGGACTCCACCCGCGCAGCCGACATGTTTCCCATGGTGCCGATGATCTCGCCGCCCGGCTCCTCGCGGATGGCAAGCTGCTTGCCTCGGTTATAGGTCGCTACCTTCATCGTTGGTTCCTTCCTCTTGGTTGGTCTCGATCGTTCGGTTGGTTGGATAGCCATCGCTCACCGCGTTGGCCTTCTCCTCCTGCTCGTCTCGCTTGCGCTGCATCTCGGCTTTGGGATTGCTCACGCAGGAGAGCACGGAAAGCTGCGTTTCCTCGGACACGATGCCCGAGAGCTGCCCGGCAACCGATGCCTCGCTCTGCAAGTCGTCGGGCATATTGCGGTGCATGGTCACATCGACCATCTGCCAATCGTCGCCGCTGAAGCCCTGGCTCAACGGATAGGCGGCTAGGAGCTTCAGGCGCTCCTGCACGCCGCGCTTGAACTTGCGGTCTTTCTTGCGGGCGAGGTTGCTCATGGGCATCATGCGCATCTTGAGCGCTATGCCAGAGGCGGTGACGAAGCTGTCGGAAGTGATGTCGGGCACCATCGCCATCTTGAAGATCAGCTGCTCAAGGCGGTTGATAAGGTTCTCCTGCACGGAGTCGGCGTTGGGCTTCGCCAGGAACACCACGTCAAGGCCCTCCAAGGACTCGCCGAAGAGGTTGATCACCTTGTTCTCGCGGATGTTCACCAGCTCGTCATCGGTAAGCTCTTTGCCCTTGACCACGAGGTAGCAGTCGCTGAAGTACTCCACGTCGTTCGCCTTCTCGGAAAGCACGGCGTTGTACTGCTCGACCATGGAAAGCACGCCCTCGTAGAGGCCGCGCCCCTTGGTGTTCTGGCGGAAGTCGACGGCGGGCACGCTGCCGAAGCTGTGGCTCTCGGCCTCGCCGAACTCCAAGCCGGCATCGCCGCGCCTGAACGGCACTACCTCATGGGCATCGGAATAGCTGCCCTTGATAGCGCCGTCGTCGCCGTAGAACCAGCGGACGAAGAACATGGGGCGCTTCAGCACGGAATCGTCGTAGACCATGAACGAAGTGAGCGGAGACACCGCGATGGATCGCGGCAAGCCCTCGTCGTCTTGGTACAGCATCTCGTAGGCATGGCCGAACTTCGACGCCATCTCCGACAATTCAGCGTCCACGTCCTCCTGGAAGTTTCTCGCCGTATAGTCGGCGATGAACGCCTCCACGGCCTTCTTGCGCCCGTCGTCCTCGCCCTTGACCGAAAGCGTCATGGGCACGCCGATGTAGTAGCCCTCGAACGTGTCCGTGATGGTGTAGCAGAAGTCGGCAGACAGGCGGTTGTTCGGCTTGTAGCCGGGCTTCTTGCGCCATGATCGGTCGAAGATCGCGTAGTGCGTGTCGTACACCTTGTCCAGGTACTCGTAGCGCGGCTTGTGGTCTTGCTCGAACTCGTCAACCAGGCGCTGAAGCAGCTCCTCGGTCATCTCGGTTCCAGCGGGCAGGCGGAAGTCGTCGGTGGACGGCTCTCGCTGCATCTGGTCGTAGTAGAAGGAATGGAACTCGTGGCTCAAATCAGATACCTCCCTTGAAGGTCTTTATGCCGGGTCGGTTCTCCCATTGCCTGATCGCGGATGCCAGGGAGTCGGGCATGTCGTCGTGCGCGGCGTTCTCGTTGTAGTCGAGCACCTGGTTCAGCGCCTCTGCGTCAAGCGGGTACTCGTCGCAGTCAAGGAACCGCACGTTCGCCCACTCGCTGCGAAGGTGCGTGCTGATCTTCAGGTACTTGTTCTCCTTCTCCTGGTATCCCACGCACGGCCTGCCGCGCTTTAGGATGCCCTTGCGCAGATACCCCTTGTCGGCGTTCATCTCGCAGTGGATCGAGCCGATGCGCAGCGCCTTGCAAATCCCGATGATCTCGTCCAGGCAGTCGTCCACGTGCTTGTGCCACATGCGGATGAGGCAGTACCAGATGCCGCCCCTGTTGCATATGGCCGTGAAGGCCGTGAAGTCAGCGCCCCCGTAGCTCGCGTCGATGTGGCCTATGCCGTCTCGCAGAAGCTCGGGCTCCTTGAAGAACTTGGCGTTGGTGAACATGGCGTCCTCGTCGGCGATGTGCTTCAGCTCGTAGTTGGCGGCGAACAGCGACGGCGACATGCTCGCCCGCACCTGCTCGATCTCCTCGCGGCTCATGAGGCCCGTCTGCCAGCAGTCCCAGCGGCGGATGTTCGGCATCAGCTGGAACGCGTCGTCCTTGTGCCACGGCGTGCCCGTGTTGAAGATGCGCCCGCCACGGTTTCGGATGTTCTGCAACTCCTGGTAGATCAGCTTGATGCGCTCGCGCTCCGCCGCCGACACGCGATCCTTCACGTTCACGATGTCGTCTGTGAACACGCGGTCTGCGTGCTTGCCGGTCAGCGATCCGCCGCATCCCAGGCCGAGCAGCTGGGGAGCGCCGGACACGCCCTGCTTGAGGTTGGTCGATACCGACGACTGCGTGGCTCTCGTAAGCTCAAGCTCCACGCCGTAGAGCATGCGCACGATGCCGCGGAAGTAGTCGGTTTGCAGCACGTTTGCCGTGGCCGCCATGACCTCCGCCACGTCATCGTCCGTCTTGCGCAGGAACATGGATCGCAGGCCGGGGAACAGCACGATGATGAACGCGAACGAGATGCCTAGGCACGTGGTCTTGAAGCTGCCACGGTGCGCCTGGATCGTTTCGTCGTCGGTGCCGAAAACCATGTCCTTGATCCACTCGTTGTGCAAAGACGTCAGCTTGTCGAATCCGAGGCGCACGGCGATGTCAACGGGGCAGTCGTACACCAGGTCGATAAGGTCAGCCCTTGTCGGCATTGCGCTTCGCCTCGATGAGCTTGCCGATCTCGTCGCAAGCGGCCCCGATGTCGGCGGATACCTCGATTTGCTCCACGGGCTTCTCGCCTGCGGTGTCGCGCAGGAACTGGATGGCGGCTATATCGCCGCGCATCGCCTTCTTGGCGACCTTGAGGATCGAGATCTCGGAAACCGTGAGCTTGCGGTCGGGGTAGTCCTCGAAGCTCAGGCCCTCCAAGTCGTCCAGCTGCGCGTCCGTTCCCTCGAACGGCATGTGCAGCACGATCTTGGCTATCTCCTGCATCTGCTTCTTCTCGCGGCGCTTCTTCGCAGCCGCCTTGCCGGCCTTCGATGCTGCGGCCTTGCGCTGCTCTGCGGTCTGATCCCTCTTGGGTTTGATGAGGTTCTGGTCGTTCACGGCGATCAGTCCTCGAACGTGAGGCCCATGAAGGCCAGGCGCTTGTGAAGCTCGGCCAGCGCCCCGAAGTCGTTGGAGCCGTAGACGAGGGCGTGGACGATGGCCGTGTCCATGACGTACTGCCACTGTCTGTCGTCCCAATGGTCGCTGCAACGGTTTGAGCGCCACGCCTCGAACCACTCGACGGTCTCCTTGGGCCAGTCTGTGTCTTCGGGCAGCGTCGGCTTGTCCTTCTTCGCGGCCATTTCAGCTCCTCTCTATCGGTTGTCGTTTTCAGATGGAAAGGGCGCAACGGCTAGCGCTGCGCCCGGGTGCCCCCTCTAGTAGGAGGAGCGGCCAGAAGAGCTGCCACGGCTGCGGCTGAACGCAGAGCGGACTCGGTTGGCGATGTTGCCTGCTGCGGCACGGATGCGACCGAACATGCCTGCCTCCTCTCGTTTTCGGGAACAAAAAAGGCGACCCGTAGGTCGCCTTAGATTCTCCTATGCGCGTGAGATTGGCCTATTCGCCCATGGCCCCAAGGATCTTCGAGCCGTCCATGTACAGGTCGCCGTACTTGGCAAGCGCGTACTCCCTGATGAAGCTCTCAAGGTCATCCGAATCGCGGAACACGCACACAACGTGGTAGGCGCTGCTCCATACGTTCTCGTAGTAGGGCTGCACCTCGATTGCCTGGAACGCCTTGAGGATCGCGTCCGCCTCGGCGAAACTGTCGGCTTCGAGGTCGCCCGTGGGCTCGATCCCGGCAAGCGGGTTCGGCACAGGTGTGCCCTTCTGCTCCTTGGGCTTGAACTGCCGCTTATTCTGCAAGCCGATTCGCTCGGTGAACACGGGGCGGATGACGTCGCCGTAAGTCCAGCCGTCCTCGTCGGCCTTTACCAGGTCGGCGAACTTGTCCCTATCGGCCTGGTCATGGAAGCAGAAGCAGATCCAGAAGCCGGAATCGACGGCCATCTGGAAGCGCTTCTCCTCGCGCTTCTCGCGGTCTCGGTACTCCTTCTGGTTATCGGTGAGCTGCGCTGCCTCAACGGCCTTCTTCTCGGCCTTCGCCTTCTGCGGCTTCTCGAACTTAAAGCCCATAGTGCGCCCACCTCTTCTCGTCGGCCTCGATGAACGGGTACCACTGCTTGACCACCTCGAAGTCCTTCGGGCGCTTCTCGCGCAGCGGCTTCATGAATCGCATATCCAAGCCGTCGAAGCTTCGCCCGAACAACTCGTAATCAGGCGGCAGGCCGATTCCGCGCCTATCGATCGCCGCCATCACTTCAGATTTCGTCCAGTCGGCAACCACCGACGCCTTGCGCGTGGTGAGCTTCATGAGGCCGTGCTTGGTGAGGCTCGCGCGGCGGTAGGGGTTGTCGCAGGCGCGAACGCCGTCGCAGAACCACGTGTCCTCGGGAAGCCCGAGGTCTTCCAGGATGAACGGGCGCATGTCGTCGTATCCGAACACGGGCATGTTCGCCGCCTCGATCACGTCACAATGCTCGGGGCTTTGGAACACGCAGTTGTTGAGCGTCCTCGACCACCTGGGATGCGGGTACTGGTGGATCTTCACGCCGAAAACGCCCTCGATCGTCTTCACGTTGTGCTCGACCATCGGAAGGCTGGGGATGGACCAGTAGTAGATGGGCACTACCTCGATACCCTCGTCCTCAAGCGCGATCCACGCTGCCAGCGAGTCCTTGCCAAGCGAGCAGGACAGCACGACGGGCCGTCCCTCCTCCTTGAGCTTGCGCCTAACCTCGGCGCTTGTCGGCTGGCCCTTGATTATCGTCGGCATCTTCGCTCCTCTCCGTTATCTCGATGGGTTCTCCCATTCCGTTCAACGTCAGCTTAAATCCCATGTGAGAAGCCATGAGCGCAAGGTTTCCCGCGCCAAGGTCGGAACCTTGTTTGATCGTGTTCTGAACGTAGTTCCTGCTCTTGCCCATGGTCTTTGAAAGCGCGTACATGCTCATGCCGGAACGGTCGAGCATTTCTTTAAGCGCCTCAGTCGGTGTCATGCAACCTCCCTCCATGCCTTGATCTAATCCCCTGATGATACAGCAATAGCAATAGGGATACAACAATAGGAATTGTGCAGGTATTGTGTAGAACAATAACTATTGTGCATTATGCCTATAGCACACTAATTATTGTGCAATAATTCAGTTGTCAGCAATGAGGGCCACAGAAAAGCCCACAGAGCTAGCAGCAGCTTAAGAACCGAATAAGGAGGCTATAGAGATGGCAGAGCAGCAGAGTTTAGATCTGATGGTGAGTGGTCAGCTTGTAAGCAACCACACGATCTTGGCCATTGTGGAGGGCATGAGGGCCAGAGGCTACTTCAGGAAAGGCCCACAGGGCCGAAAGGATGGCCTAGAGCTTGCAACAGCCCTAAAGCTTGTCAACGAGTACATGGCCTACCCAGACCTTGGCAGGTACACAGTGGAGGCCACGAAGCACAGGCCCATACAGGAGATTCCCAGGGCAGACTACGAGCCGGTGGAGATCATGAGGGCTTGTGATAACTGGCTGGCCCAGATCACCGAGGCATTCAAGACCAACAGCGACGAGGAGGCCATTATTTACATGGTAAAGGATCTGCGAAAGCAGGTCATAGCCGATGGCATCGAGTCAGGGGCCTTGAAGGTTCGAAAGTACTTCGGCAAGCATGGCTTTTACTACATGGACGATCAGGGCAAGTGGCAGAACGCCAAGGCCATTGATTGGAACATCGGCGAAACGAACCCCATCAGACCGGCAGAGCAAGCAGCCTAAAGCAAGCAGGAGGCCCCGAGAAGGGGCCTCCCACAACAACACACAGGAGATCATACCATGCAGAAGCTACTCACGAAAGAGCTTCAGAAGAAGCTCCCGCCGCTCTACTCGCAAGACGGCAAGAAGGCCGAGACCGTGGTTTACGGCCACTGGTTCAGCTGCTTCAACGGCTGGGACTTCTACGCCACCGAGTACGACGAGGAGAGCGGGGACATGTTCGGGTTCGTCTTCGGGGCAGTCCCCGAGATGGGCTACTTCAACCTGGCCGAGCTTGAGGAGATCAACCGCAAGTACGGCCTGAATTTCTTCGAGCGCGAAACCAATTTCACGCCCCAAAAGGTAACCGAGGTTCCCAGGATAGCCAAGGCATTCGGCTACCTCTGGGAAAAGTAACAGATCACTACAGGGAGGGGCCTAGCCCCTCCCATAAAGGAGGTTTCAACCATGGAACGAGAAAAGATCATCGAGAAGATCAAGAAGCTGCGTGAACACAGCGTGGAGAACGGCTGCAACGAGGCCGAGGCGATCCAGTTCGCCCTCAAGGCACAGCGCCTGATCGCAGACAACGACGTGGAGGAGTGGGAGCTTGCCGACGAGGTAAAGCAAGTGACCGAGACCACCACGGCGCGAACCGCGAAAGCCTGGGCGCCGAGCCTCGCATCGGTGATCGCCGACAACTTCCGGTGCAGGGTGTACCAGCGCAGGGTAACCGATCGCAAGTACGAGTACGTGTTCGTCGGATGGAAGGCCGACAGCGAGGCCGCCGAGATTGTCTACCAGAACCTGCTTGAGGTCGGTGACAGGCTGGCACACGAGTACGAGGACTTCGCCTACACCGACCCCAACGCCTACTCGAACTTCATCGTCGGATTCGTCGATGGCGTGAAGGGCGAGCTTGAGAAGCAGAGCTTCGAGCTGATGATCGTCTGTCCATCCGAGGTGAGCGACTACTTCGAGAGCCTGGACCTTGGCAAATCCACGAGGCGAGGCCCGAGGGCAACCAACAGAGACAGCATCAGCAGGGGCCAGGCAGCAGGACGCGACGCGGTGCGCAGCCGCCGCATGGATGCCCCGAGGGCAGGGCTTCTCACAGCCTAGCAGGTGGCACAGGGGCAGGGCGTAGGGCCTTGCCCCTGATCCATCAAACAGGGCATTAAACCATAAGGCACGATCGCATAAGGGGACATTAAACCATGGTGAAGCAAGGCGACATATTCACGAGGGAAGGCCTTTTCTACCAGGTGACCAGGGCCACAGCGAAAACAGCCACGATCAGGCCCATAAGGGCCGAGTTCGTGGGACACGCAGACCCCTGGGGATGGGAAAGGGAATACATGCCGGTACCCGGGGAGTTTATCGACGACGACCCGATTATGGGCAGGAGGGCCAGCGCCGAGGGGAAACGCCTCAAGATCCACGACTACAGCGCGGCAAAGAACATGCCGACCCTCGTTCTCGGGGGCGAGAACCTCTACCTATGGGACGGCGAGCCGAGCATATTCGACTCCTACGACTAAGGAGGGCGCAGTGCGCAACTCAAGGAGATACACCTGCATCATCAGGCACGGCGGCGGCTTCGGCGGCGGCTACGGAGGCACCTACGAGAGGGAGCACAGCTACTACTCGACGCACAGGGCAGGCAGCAAGGCGAACGAGGAGGACGCTATGGCCACATGGCACAGGAGGCACGGCTACACCGGATGGTGCGAGGTCGTGCCAGGTACTGCGAGGATCGACGAGGAGGGCTAGCGATGGAAAGACGGGAGCCGAAACAGTGGGCCGAGATCCTGAAGATTTTGAAGGAGGCTCGAGAGGATCTAGAGAAGGCCATAGAGGCAGAGAGGCCCATAGCCGAGAGGATCACATATAGGCGATAGCAGAAAGGCCCCGGGGATGAACCGAGGCCTTTTGTTGTGGCTAGCAAATCCCCCATATAGACATGATCCATCTAAGCAGCAGCGACACGAGGCCGACGAACAGCAGCAGACAGGCGCATATAGAGCCTACTAGCACGATCCAGGTTATGACCTTCTGGGCACGCGCCACTATTCAGCACCCCCCATCGCCTTGCACCTCTTTACCAGATGCTTGCACATCATGAGCTCGGCGGTGACGTGATGCACGTTTGCCATGTCCTGCCCGATAACCTGTTCGCAGTACCCGATCGGCGACATCATGCTATCGTGCTCGATCGCCTCCCACGAGTCGCTGAACTTCTGTCTCACCTCAATGGGCACGAAAACGAAACGCTTGCACTTCTCGCGTGTGCACTGGTTCCCACGATCGACCATGCCGGTTATGCACCCGCGCTTGCGGTTGCGATCCTCGCAGTCCCACAGGGCAAGGCGCAGGTCGTCGCACCCGACCGCAGCCGCCATGTTGCAGCATGCCTGGATCACGTCGCACAACTCGGCGATGAGGTCGGTGGAATCGCTGAAGGTGTCCTTATCGAGCTTCTGCCAAGCGCCGAAGACCTCCGCAGCCTCTTCCAAGACTTTCATAGCCTGGACCTTACCGCATTCCACGTTGTCGAACACGGCCACACTGCCAAGCTCAACCGTGTTCTGGTAGGTATCGTCAAACATCTATCCTCCAATGATCATGCGGGCCAGCGATACCGCCGCCCACAGCGTCAATCCGTCTATTAGCAGGGATACCGCTATCACGAGCAGGCATCCCCGGTTGCATCCCGGGCGGCTCATTCGTCCTCCCACCTGATGGTTCCATCGTCGTACTCGGCCTTGAGCCAGTCCAGGTACTCGCCCCATGAGCCGAAGTCTCGCACCCAGCGCGATGCGAACGCGCACGTTGTGAAGGGGTTGCACTCGCTCAGCGAGATTTTGAACCGCCGCCCGTCGCGCATCATGCGCACCTCCATGCGCATCGCGGCCTCGGGCGAACCGAAGTACCGCTCCCAGTTGGTCAATCGTCCACCTCCTACCCGCAGGCGAGCAGGGCCAGAACCACCAGCCCCGCCGCCAACGTTCTGATTACATAAAGCTCAAGGGCCACAACCGCGACAAGCAGCGCGGCGCATGATGCCGCTATCCATCGAACCGTTTGCACCAGTCCTCCTGCATGTCCTTGTAGTGTTCGACGATCCAGTCTCGCGCCCACTTCGCAGCCTCCCATGCCGCCATCGGCTCCTTCGCCTCCTGGGCGCTGAAAGCCTCCTCGAACTCAAGCTCGCAGATGCCGTAGTCGCAGCATCCCTCTATGCAGTGGGCGCAATCTCCGCAAGCCGGCTCGTCCACCTGGTTCCACGGCGCGTTCGGGTCTCCATCGAAGCAGCCGGGCGGCAGGTTCCACCCGCTGCCCGGCTCGTAGTAGGCCATGCTCACGAGGCATCACCACGGCACGGTAGGTCGTACCCGATGAGCTCAAGGTCGTAGGCCACAGCTGCGGCGCGCTCGACCTTGCAGCCCCGTGCGTTCTCCCAGCCATCGCATAGGTACACAGCGTCGCACTCGGCCATCTTGCCAAGGCTTTGGCTCAGGTAGTACAGCGGCACGTTCACCACCTTGGGCGGCACCGCGAGGCCGTCCTTGAAGTACGTGTCCACGACCTCGTATCCGCGCCGCTCAAGCTCTGCGACCGCCTTCGCGCGGGCCTCAAGTATCTGCCCCTCGCCAAGCCCGTTCATGGGCTGGACGATCATCGCCTTCTTCATTTCTGCTCCTCTCGCACGTTGCTATAGTCGATTTCGTCGCGGCACTTTTCGCAGACCTCGCCGACACGCTTCTTGTTGTCCTTCCAAAATTCGCGCGGGTAGCACGTGAAAAACGGGTTGCAGTGCGTTTTGCCGCACCTCGCGCACGTCCATTTATACGGGTCGCAGCTCATGCGATCTCACCCGCCTCGGCCATGGCGATCCTCTTGCCGATCCACCTCATAACGGGAACGGCCATGCTGTTGCCGACCGCCTTGTAGCGCGGGCCGTCCGGGCACTCGTCTGCGGGCTTGCCGCGATAGGGTATCTTCGTCCAATCGTCCGGAAAACCCTGAAGACGCTCGCACTCGCGCGGCGTGAGCCTTCGCACAACCATGTCGCCTCCTTCCTCGCTGAAAAGCGTCTGAGTGTTGCTGGTGGAGAGGGTGAGCGACACTTCGTCGCTCACCAGCGCTCCTTTGCCCCCGCCCGCGCATCCGCAGCGGACGAGCAGCGTGCAGGCGCTCACAGGCACACCGACGGCGCGTCGCCGCCAACCTTGAGCGTGCCAACCATGTCGTATCCGATCGCCGTGTTGGCGTTGAGGTCGGCCATCGTTATCGGCTCGTCGATGGGGTAGACGGCGGGGCTGTGCCAATCGGCGGTGAGCGTGGGAGACTGCTCTGGTTCCGCGCCTACTCCTCACGCGCCTGCTCCCTGGTGGTACTTGAAGCCTGCGCTACGAGGGCTTCTTCCAGCCTCTTCGGCAAGGCTCGCCCTCTTTTCCGCGCTCGATTCAAGATCCCCTCGCATGCTCTCCGGCTCAATGAGTACGCCGACGGGGGGGCAGGCTCCAAGATGTCCGACAAGAAAGAGACGGCGGCGTCTTTGGGCCACTCCGAAGAACTGCGCATCGAGTACGCGCCACGCCAGACCGTACCCGAGCTTGTCCATTTCGGACAGAAGCTGTCGGAAAGCCTCCCCATTCTCGCTTGAGAGCGCTCCCGGGACGTTTCCCAAAGAAACCATCGAGGACGTATCTCACGTACCGCCCGAATGTACTCGAACATGAGCCCTGACTCACCTTGCAACCCCTCCCGTTTGCCCGCAATCGAGAAGGACTGGCACGGGCTTCCGCCGACCACCAGATCCACCTTATTGCGGTATTTCTTCCAGTTCATCTTCGTCACGTCGCCGACGTTCGGCACCTCGGGGTACCGCTCGGCCAAAACGGCGCTGGGGAACTCGTCGAACTCGGCGAAGCACACAGGCTTCCAGCCCAGCGGCTCCCACGCCACGGTTGCGGCCTCTATGCCGCTGAAAAGCGAGACGTACTTCATCGGTGCGCCCCCAATGCTTGCTCGACGAGCATGAAGAAGCGGCGCTCGGCGCTGTCCGACGGGTTGCGCTTGCGCATGTCGGCAATCTTCAGCAGCTCGTCTTCCTCGTAATAGGTGGCGTCCCAATCGACCTCGGGCCAGTCGTAGCAGGAGCAGTGCCAGCCCTCCAGCAAGATATAGCCTTTGTCGTAATAGTCGTTGATTCCATCGCCGGCGTAGATCAACATGTAGCGCTCTTCGCTGTAATCAGGCTCGCTTTGAGCCGCGCAGATGATGCGCCACGGCTCGATAATTTTCGGCGCCTCGATGGTCTTCATGACTCGTCACCGTCCTCGGCCTTCGGCGGTTTCTGCTCGAATCGACACCACCTGGTTCCGCGCACGTCTATTGCAACGAAATTGTCGTAGCGCTCGCAGCACGTGCGCTCCACGTGGTCGAGGTATGCCCCACTGTCGCACAAGATGGTCACGCTGTTGAAGGCCTTGAAGCGCGAGTGCACGCATTGGGTGCACGGCGGTGTCATGGCCTTCCTGATCTCCCTGATCGGGTTTTTGAGCTTCATCGTAGGTGCCTCGTTCCTCTTCGCTTGCTCATCGCTGCGCCTCATCTTCGATGCCCGCGAGCTTCTTGGCGCGGTCGAGCATGTGCACGCGCATGTTGTAATCGCATTCTTCGAGACGATATTTCTCGCAATAATCGCGGCAGCCGAGATTCACGTCCTCTTCCAGCTTCTCCCAGCTGTCGGGCTTCAGTTCGCCCGCTCGCTCGTCCCACATGCGTATAGCCATCTCTTCGTCCGGAGCGATGCTTCCCCTGGCCTTGCAGCGTGCGCATACGACGGCGTGCTCGGCTTCCTTATAGCGCACGTTCCCGCTTCCGCAGAACGGGCACGGCTTCAGCTCGGTTGTTTTGGCGCTCATTCGCCCACCGCCTTCCTGATTCGCGCAGCCCAGTCGGTCACGCCGTCCACGTCGGCTGCGTCGCACTCGTCGGCGACCCTCAAAAGCTCGTCGAGGTCAACCTTCCTCTTCGGCATCAAGCCCCATCCGTATTCCGTGCCACTCTCCGTTTCGATTGCGTACGGTGTCAGTGCGCAATCGGCCAGTTCGATGATGTAACAGCTCATTTCACCACCCCCGCAAGGCATCCGGGGAACGTGCCCCTCAGGTCGATGCACGTGCCGTCATCGTCGACGGCGAAGCACTGGTAGCTGTCCTCGGTCATGGCCTCGACCTGCTTCAGCGCGTCCTCGCGCGTCTCGGCCTCGCCGATCTTGATACCAGCCCTGTAGGCACCGGCGTAGCTCTGGCAAAGCGAGCGCTCGTAGATACGTATCATTCCTGCTCCGCCTTCCACTTGTTGACCAGCTCGTCGTACTCCTCTCGGAACTCAGGCTCGAAGTAGGCGATGAACTCGCTCTTGGTCATGCCGCAGCGCAGGCTTGAGTAGCCGACGTGCTCGATGCACCAGTCAGAGAACGGAATGAGCTTGCCGCCGTCGTCCACGCTCGTGCGGTAGCCGGTGCCGTCGCGGTAGAGCTTACGGCGGCCTTCCTTGCGGATGGCCTGCTCGACCTTCGAGGCATCGCGCTCGCCGCGCTCCATGAGCTTGCCGCGCAGCTCCTCTGCCTCGTCCTGCGCCTGCTCAAGCTCGCCGCGCAGCCAATCGCGCTCCGCCCGCGCCTGCTCCAGCTGGTCGAGCACGTACTGCTCGCATGTCTTGATCTCCATGGGTCATATCCCTTCTCGTATCATCTCGTTGCCGTCACGGTCTGTGATCAGCCAATATCCGTATTCGTAGAGGCCGGGGTCGTGCGGCTCGTAGACCTGCAACAGCTGGCCCGTCCACCAGGCCTCCTCGTAGACCGGATGCCGCCAGCGCCACTCGGCCTTGAGCCGCGCCCCGCCGTGGAACTTGTCGTGGCACCCGGTCGTCCCGCTGCCGCAGAGGCAGAACAGCGGGCTTCGCAAGTCCCAGGCGCCGCACGGCGTGACCAGGCGGAACGTCTCGCCCCAAGACCGGTGCGCCACGTGGTGCACGCTTCCGGCGCGTCTGCCGCAGACGCAGCACCGGGGCGAAAGCGCCTCGTAGGCCTTTCCGTGGGTGTAGTGCGCCCCCAGGTGAGGCTTGCCGTAAAGCTCGGCTCGCTCCTTGGGGTAGCCGCGAAGCACCCCCGCATCGAGGATCATTGCAGCCTCCCGTCCGGGCCATCGAAGTGCTCGACCCTAGCGCCGCCCCTCAGCCGCGACACTATTGCCTTCGCGGTGTCGGGGTCTCCCTGCTCGGCAAGCCTGCGCACGAGGTCGCTCGGCTTGTACTGCGTTGTCACCAGCGTGGGCAGCATCGCCGAGTAGCGCTGGTCGATCAGGCTGAACAGGCTGTCGAGCACGAAGCCGGTCGGCCTGCGCTTGCCCAGGTCGTCCACGATCAGGTAGCGCACCTCGGCGTAGCGCTTGAGCGGGTCGCCGCCGTCGTGGAAGCTGCGCTGGATCTCGTCGAGGATGCGGTACATCGGTGCCATGAGCACCGACCGCTTGCCGCCGGCCAGGCGCTTCGCCACGGCTGCGGCGCAGGTGGTCTTGTGAGTTCCGACGTCTCCCCAGAGGTACACCCACTGGCCGTGCTTCATGCACTCGGCGATCTCCGCAGCCAACGGGTGGTCGAGGCTCACGTAGCGATCGGGCACGCCCGCCCGCTTCCAGTCGTGCATGGCTCTGTCGAGCGCAGCCTTGCGAGCCGCCTCGGCCTCGGCCTGGCGCTCCTTCTCGCGCTCGGCCTCGGCGCCCGCGCAGCCGCACTGCTCGTAGCCGCAGAACAGCGTCCGCCCAGCGAGCCGCGTGGTGCGGGCCTTGAGGGTCGCGCCGCAGTGCGGGCACTCAGTCGTAGGCCGAAAATCCATCGTCTGGCACCTCCTTCGCGCTGCCGTTTTTGGGCTTCGAGGTGCGCAGCCAGTTGCGCACCGTGGCCTTCCAGTCCTTCATGTGCGATCGCCCGACCATCCAGCCCTTCTGGGCGTAGAAGTCGACGAAGCGCTCGGGGTCGAAGTCGAGAGCGGTGAGGTCGAGTCCCTTGTCCGCAGCGAACTGCTGGGCGTATTCGGCGACCTCGGCGGGAGAGGGGGCGCGGAAACGCGCCGCTTTCCCTCTCTCCTTAATCCCTTTTCCTAACTCCTCTTCCTCTTCCTCTTCGCTTGCCTGTTTGCTCTCGGGTTTGCTTGCATCGTTGCTTGCCGCTTTTCTCTGCGTTTTGCTTCCGCTTTTGCTTGGCGGTTTGCTTCCCGTTTCGCTTGCCCGTTTGCTTTCGGGTTTGCTTGCCGCCTTGCCGCCCGATCCTCCCGCCACGATGCGCTTGCGCGAGGTCTCCATGACTGGCTGCACGGCGAACAGCACGGCCTCTTGGGCGTCCGTCCGAGGCTCGGGCTGCTCGCCAGTTCGCAGGTACCGGACGATCATGCCGATAAGCTCGTCGCCCTCCCTGCGGTTGCGCAGCCTAAGCGGCCCGTCTATGAGCGAGTCCAGTACCTGCATGCCGCCATCGCCCCTAAAACGGGATGTCGCCGTCGTACAGGCTTTCCTGGGCGGGCGGCATGGGCGCTTGCTGGGGTGCCGCCTGCGGGGCTGGCTGCGGCGCGTACTGCTGCTGGTATCCCTGCGGCGCTTGCTGGCCCTGCTT